AACAGGTTTAGCAAGAGGGCTTACTTGTGCCTCTTGCAATACTGCTTTAGGCCATGCACATGAAGATCCTGAGCGGTTACGTCGCATGGCTGACTATTTAGAATTAAGTACAGCAGCGTGAGAAAATATTACAACAACAGCGGCCAAACATTCGCATCAAGAATGGAATGGTACCTAGACCCCAAAAACAAGTACATAAAAATAAATAAGAAAACAGGCTGTTGGATATGGCAAAGATGCCGACTGCCCGCAGGGTACGGGCTAGTAAGCTCAGTTCTCGTAGCGAAAGCAGTCGGAACTAAAAACAATGCTCTTATACACAGAGCAACATATATGTATGCGAAAGGCACTTTAGCAAACTCGACACACCTAGATCATTTGTGCGGAACAGCTTCTTGCTGTAACCCAACACATTTAGAAGAAGTATCAGCTTCTGTAAACAACGCACGCAAAGCTCTAGTGCGAGACCAGACACAAGAAATCATTGAATTAAAAAAAGAAATAAAACGTTTGAATAGGCGCATACAGGGGTTCGAAAAATGTTAGCAGCTTTAGTTTCAGTACTTTGTTTAACTTTATTCACACCAACAATTCCAGAAACCCCAAACGAAAAAATCTTTGACCAATGGGGCGACCTACTGGTGGAACATTTCAATTTAGAAGACATGGAACTGATTACCCAAATAATTTGGTGCGAGTCAAGAGGGAAAGAAACAGCCCGAAATCCTAAAGGATCAGCGGGCGGTTTATTTCAAATAATAAAAAAGACTGCTCAATACGTAGCACCAAAAGTTGGGAAAGATTCATCCACAGAACAAATGAAATCTGGTATACGTTTTAACGCATACTGGAATGTAAGAATGTCTGCTTGGCTTTTTTATAAAACGCCTCAAGGTGTCGGACATTGGAATGAATCAAAATCATGTTGGAGAAATTATGAAATTTAACAGATGTGGCGGACTAGCAAATGCTAACCAATATAGCAACGGCTGTCGCTGTTACGGATGTAAAGATGCTTGGAAAGAAAGAGCCAGAAAACGAAAAATTAGTGACGGTAAAAGGCGTGCTGGATTTGGATCAGCCAGTAGAGGCGGTAAAGAAATGAGTTACGGGTTTACAAGAAATGATATTATGAAAGCTAGAGGCTACGACACATGACTTTCTACAAAAAACTAGATAACAAAGTAGATAGAATCACTGGACTGACTGAACATTTGTTAAGAACAAATCAAGCCATGCTAAAAACTATGGACGAAATAACGAACCACATGTTAGTTCTTGAAACAAGAATAAACGTTCGTGAAGGTCTGCCAAAAGCACCAGAACCAAACCTTATTTCATCCACAGAAGTTGCGGAGTTAGCAGGCGTAACACTTCCCGCTGTATCCAACTGGGTAAACAGATACGACAGCTTCCCTAAGCCGATACAAAAAATTGGGCGCACAAAAGTTTACTCAGAAATACAAATAAAACGATGGCTTGAAAATCGTAACACAACTGTAATAGTAAAAAATAGTTAAAGCTGTAGACTTCGCGTACTCAGTATCATTCACTCTCCCCAAAGAGAGTGAATGGAACTCAGTACAAATCTCTTGGAGGAGAGAATGAAAAACTCACTGTCCCACCCTATTGCAATAATAGGCTTATGAAATATCCATTACACAAAGCAGCAGACGGACGTTGGGTACACGACTGGGTACGACAGTCATCAGTCAAGACTGCCGACATGTGCCTAGAAAGATTCCGTAACGACATCTGGGGAATTGTAAGCGAAGAAATTAAAGACGCTTCAACATTAGGAACTGCTTGCCACGCAGTAGCCGAAGACGCACTCAACACACGCCTTAACGGTGGCGAAATGACTGAGCAAGACATGCTCGATTCATTTGAATACTACTGGGACGAAGCTCTACCAACCATAGAAAAATGGTACAGCTACTCCCCTGAATCAGCGTACGTAAGCGGCATAGCTAAAATCAAAAGCTGGAGAGAAGAAGTACTTCCAGATCTTAAACCAGTAGCTGTAGAAAAGAACTTTAATTTACCTTTATACGAAGATGATAAACGGATTATTACGTTCTCTGGCACCATAGATCTTGTAGAAGAAGACCGTTGTTGGGATTGGAAATTTCCAGGACGAGACTACTCACGCAACAAATGGGAATACGAAAGATGGGACGTTCAATCAATCGCCTATTCTCTAGCCACAGGAATACCTGACTTCTCATATGCGATCATGCACCCTAAAGGTGTTGGTCGCATGGACCTAACCAGAGGCGAAGAACACTATGAATGGTTTAGGCAAAAGGTCTTAGCATTAGCCAAACTCGTTGAATCACAAATTGGAAATTATCCTTTAGGTGACAACGGTTGGTGGTGCTCAGAAAAATGGTGCCCAAATTGGGCACGGTGCAAAGGTGCAACAACAGGAGGAATAAATTAATGGCATACGGTTCAATGGCCCCGCACGAGCGGGCAAGCATAGAAGCACAAGTGATATTGAAAGGTGCTGTCGAACTGACAGCAGCACAAGTATCAGCTTCAGCGACTGACCCAAACGAAGACCTGCTAACAACACTGACAGACAATGCGTCAGCGTTAGCGAACATCCTTGGAGACGTAAAAAAACAATTAGGTGCAACACCTGAACCCGCAGCAGCAGCAGCGGTAGATCCAGTTCAAACAATACAAAATAACTTTGCTGGAGCAACAGTTGTAGCTGGCACAAGAAAGCCAGGGCTATATGCTGACGACGATGAATACGGAGGCATTCATAAAATATTTATGACTGAAAAAAACAACGGTGTTGTTTACGCTTCACAAGACTCAGTGTTCATGGATAATCAAGCAATACGAAAACTGTTCATGAACGGAATGAGACAATTCCCGCAAGACTACTGGGCACCATCCATGAGAGGGAAAGATATCCCAATCACCAAAAACGGTAAATGTGGGCTAGGTGATTTTAAATTAAAGAAAGGATTGTCAGTAGGTGAAGACGGACAAATCTTCCTTGGTCAAGGAGAAGGAAATCATCCTCTAGCTGGAAAAACTGGTTACTTCATGGCACTACAAAAAAATACGTCATGGTCATGGCCTGAAAGACCAGACCCAATAGACCCAAACAACTGGCTAGCTGGGATCAGTGCATAAAGAAATAGGGTTGGAAGAAGCAAGGCAACTTGTAGCGGGGCGCAGCATTGTGCCTGCCCCCGCAGCTTCCACTTCCCCATCTCCCATCGAAGGCATCTCAGATGCCGACATGCACAGACTCTTTACCCCCAAGGTTGAACAAGTAAAACGTATGCGCCACGACCTGAAAACAGGTAACGAGTGGAGCTTCGCAGTAGACGCCTTTGACAACGCGACATTAGGCGGAGCACGACCAGGACAACTTCTCACACTCATAGGAAGATCGCATACAGGCAAGAGCCTGCTAGCTATGAACATGATAGCTAAGAACAGGAACCACAGGACTCTATGGGTTTCACCAGACGAAACAGAAACAATGTTCTGGGCAAGATACTCAGCAATACGTTTAGGTTACGATCAGAAACAATGGGTCAAACGTCTCATGAGCGAAGACCCTGCCGCATGGGCACGGGTCGAACAAATAATGCAAGACGATAGCCACTTACACTTTGAATCAACAGGAATGTCAGTTGACGATTTAGATAAAGCTATGCGAATAGCCTCACAAACTTTATGGAATGGGAAACGCCCACAAGTTTTAGTTTACGACTACCTTGAACTGATTAGAGGTGGCGGAGCAGGCGATGCAGCAAGCGTTCAAGCTAAAATAGAATCATTCAAACAGCTAGTTTCTGACTGGCGTGTAGTAGGAATAATGATTCATCAGTCTGGAAGAGGCTCTGGTAACAGAGGAAAAGCAGGAGGCATGGAGTCTGGCCGATACGGCGGAACTTCAGAATCTCATTTCCTTATAGAAACTTGGAGACGCTACGACGACATCAGTTTGGATGAAGAAACTAAAGCATATTATGTTAACGAACTATCCGCAGGGCTATGGAAAAACAAATCTGGGGATGGAGAAAAAGCAGAAGTTAATTTAACAATAGATCCATCTGGCAGAGTTTTAGAGCCAGGAGTTTCTTGGGAGCAGGCTTCGTTCGATGACTGAAAATCGTGATCCACAATTAGCAGGAGCAGCTTTCGGAAAACTCTTTCAAGGATTTGCTTACGCTCACGGCACCGACTCTGGCGGTTGCCGATGGGTAATAGTAGACACTCTGAAATTTGAAAGACATCTTACAGGAGAAGAAATGATTGGAACTTATCCAATGGTTTACGATCCTCACCGTCAAGTAGGAGGACCAGCAGGGTTCATTGAAGCTTCAGTTTTAGATCAAACAAAACCTGTATACCCTGACATGTCAGAAGATTTATGGCATTGCAAATGGGGGGCCATAGACATTGACGAAGGAGAAGACGCACTAACGATAGCTAGAAGCGCAGAGAATTTGTTCCAAGCTTTAGATATAGTATCGTGGGTAGAGCTTTCTAGAAGTAAAGGTTGCCACCTGTGGATCTTCAATCAAGACTGGGTTCCAGCAAAAGTAATGCGACAAGCCATGCAAGCAGTAATGCAAATGGTTGGAGCAAACTACGACGCCGTATATCCAAAACAAGATTATTTAGACGGCCCTCCAGGCAACTACATGCGCCTACCATACGGAGGCTCCCGCCCCGAAGGTAGACAAGAAGTAATAGTCGATGGCTTACACCTAGATTTATTTGATTTTATAATTCTTGCAGAGAAACATAGAACGCCTACAGACTTACTGGAAAGAGCAGCAGAACTATATCAACATCCTGTTGCTGAAACAAAAAACTATTTACCACCAGCAAGAGATTACAGCAAAGCACCACTAATGAGGCTAGACGGCAGCCGCTTAAAAGGGCTTCCACTAACAATGTTCAGCAACGGACCAGTGGCATACTATATGCAAGAAGGAGCAGGCAGAGGCAGACACGGTTTCTTAAACCGTTTCGCTAGAGCCATGTTCGAAACAGGGTTTGAAAGAAAAGACGTAATCTCATGGACTACTGATTTAGATTCCAAACTCAGCCAATGGTGGCCTGAAGACGGACCTAAATTTATTGGAAGGGCAGACAGTGACAGACAAATCCAAAGACTCGTTGACAACGCAGCCAAACTCGCAGCCGTCTGAATATGAAATAACAATAGAAGGCAGACCAAGACCCAAAGGCCGTCCAAGGATGACCAAAACAGGTCATACTTACAATCCTCAAGAAACAAGAGACGCTGAACAAAAATATGTAGAAGCGGCAGGAGAAAATTATCCAATTTTTGATGGCCCAATCAAAGTAGAAATGTCTTTCTTCGAAGACAGAACTTACATAAAAATTATTTCTTTACCCGACTGGGGAAAAACAAAACTAAAAGGAGACTTAGACAACTACGTAAAATTAGCAGCAGACGGTTTACAAAAAGCAGGAATCATTGTAAACGATAGAGACGTAGTAGTAATGGAAGCATTCAAAAAATGAGTTTCAAAGATCGCCCATTCTCAGAAAGGATAAAAGGAATGGGAGATCAAGCAGAAAAAAGGTTCGAAGAAAAATCTCCTTGGCCTTTCTACAGGTACGGATTAAACAGACCAGACTTTAAATTAAATCAAGTATCACAAATGGTAAGACACACACCAGATTACTTAACTGAACAATACTTAATCGAAGTGCAAGGACTTGGAGCTTCTCGCGTTCTCCACATGAAACCAAACAAACTTAGGTCCTTACATGAATGGCACAAACAAATGCCTGTTCTTCTGTTTGTGTATGACGCTACACAAAACCGAGACACTTATTTAACTTTAAAAACTTTGACAGGCTTATGCGAAATATCTCAAACAAAAAAGTTCCCTGAAGGAAACGAATACTACGCAATAGACGTAGACCTAGCATGGACCTACGGTAAAGAAGGAATATCTATCAATCTGAATCATCCATAGCATCAGCCGCAGCCAAAATCAAACCAGTAACAGCTTCAAAAACATACTCATGCACAGGGCTTCTTTCAGGATCATTCATTAAAGCCTCAGCAGAAAAAGCCATAGCATGCTCAAAAGGAAGAACAATCATTACCCCCAACTGGTCCTCATGCCATTTAGCATGATGACAATCATTAATGTCTAACAGATGAGAATTCTTTTTAATCGACTGGTAAATATCGGAAGACATGTAACTGTACTCTTCCTCCCAACTTTCCCACTCTTCTTCTTCAGACTGAGAAGACATCTATCCTGCCAACGAACCAGATTGAGAATCGCCTACACGAGTAGCAGCGACAGCTTTACCAACCGAAATTAGAGCAGCAACACCAGCAATCTTTACAGAATCAAACAAGCTAGGACCAGGCACAGCCATAGCCCCTACAAAACCTTGACAAAAAGTAGAGAACGCACGCTCAAAAACATCTTTCAAAAAACTTAAATTAAACACAATTACTCCTTAAACAGTCCACAAGTAACGCCAAGTCACAGGCCCAACACGACCATCCTTACGAATAGGATACATAGACTGAAACTCACGAACCGCTTTCTCTGTCAAACGTCCATAAGCCCCATCACACACAAGACCAGCGTCAATACGTTCATTCAAACGCACTTGTAAAGCAATAACATTCTTACCCTTAGAACCCCGATGCAAAGGCTCACGCCTAAAATCGGCGCTCAAAGATTCCATATCTGAAAGCTTTATTTCTAACTGAACAGAAGTTTGCATCTCCACCATCGGCATACCAGATTTAATCCAAGTAGCTAAACCATCACCAGGACAATAAGTTGTGCCAAAATCTCTATGGCATTTAACCCACAAATGGTCGCCATACTCTTCCCGCAAAGCCTCTACAACAGCAACGATAGCTTCCTTGCCATTATGAGTAAGATCATCTCCAGACCCAATATAAGAAATAGAAGTAGTTTTAGAGTTCTGCCCTTTAGTAGCAGCCCCCTGTTTCCAACCTCTACCTTCAAATATTTCACCAGTCTCACCAGAAACCAACCAGTTGTATGCGATAGATTTCCAGCCACGAGTCTTCACATGATACTTATCATGCTGTTTGATCCGTTGCCACGGATCAACACCAGACCCCGTAGTATGATGAACCACAATCCCTTCAGGCACACGCTTAAACGTAGACAAAGGTTTCCCTGAGTCCAAAGCGCCCCATTCACCACGAGAAATAAACTGCATACCTATAGAATAACTGTCCTTACCTACTGAAGTCCTCTTTCTTCATTTCTTTTTTCACGCATTTTATAACTATTAGAATTTATTGTTTGCTGTTGTTCCCACTGAGTGTTAGTACGAAGACCAGTACCAGTAAAAAAAGAAATCCAATTAGTTAACAAACGCTGTTCATACTTCGTTTCACCCATAGGAGCTAACCGCCTAGCATCCATAAGAGTAGGCAACAACTGAGCCATGCCATGCAAAGCCCAATCCTTCATCACATAATCCCCATCATTGTTTTTACCTGTCATTCCAGTCTGTCGCAAAGCAGGCATCAAACCAGGAATCATTGTGTAAACAGTAGGAACAGCTATATACCTTCCATCAAAACTTCTACCTCTCCACAAATCTCGCTTAACACCCATTTCAAAAGGAGCTTTAATTAAAGGAGTCACATTAGAAGCCAAAGCCCCACCCATAGCACCAAACCTGTCAGCTATAGACATATCCTTATCGAACCTTAAAGCAGGATCAATAAGTTCCATAGGAGCACTAAAAGGCATATCCATTGCAATATACATATTCTCACCCTTGTATTTAAAAGGAGTTTGAATAGCACCAGAACGTTGCATCCATTCTGGAATAATTGCATCTTTATCTAAATCTTGTTCTATATTCTTTTTTAAAGAATTGTATCTATTAAAAACTTGAGGATTCTTAGCAAATTGCTCAAGCATCAAAGGCAAATTTTTACGTTGCCAAGTATAAAAAGGAACAACTTTTTTAACTACATTCTTCTCAAAACCACTTAGATCAGAATAATCAAAATGAAATTTCATTATCTGATCAAACGCTTCCCCCGAAGTTCCACCTTTTTTCAACGTATCAAACCCAAGAGAACCACGAACAAAAGTTTCAGTAGCCATACCAACATCGCGAGATAACTGCAAAGCAGCATTAGAAGTACTAAAAGGATTTACTTTATTTAAAGAAATTTTACGGCCGCTTACAATAGCATCAGATTGAACAAACTCAGAAGCAACTTGACCACCAGCGCCACCTAAAGCACCAGCCTCATCTAACTGACGAATATATTGGACTGCTTGAGGATCAACATTCTCTGGTTTAATTCCCCTCTTAGCCATAGATTTTCTAATACTTTTCGCCCTATCAGGCAAACCCATCCTTATAGCTTCTTCTTCTTGGAACTTCCAATAACCTCTCATAAACTGTCTGTAAGAACTTGCGTCTACTCCAGCTAAATGATTCATAAACGTAGCCGAAAAAAAGTTACGTCCATGGAAACCAGGCTTAGCAATCATGTAAGCGCGAAGAAGGTTATGAACATTATCATAAACCTTCATGAAGCCTTTAAATTGACCTCTTGCTACCCACTTCTCTGAAGCAGTTAAAGCATCTACAATCTCGTTAGGTCCTTGCAAATTATTGCCAATAGGTTTAAAAGAATCTCTAAACGATTCATCTAACATTCTTATCGCTTGATCTTTTTTAAGCTTAGGCATATTTTTTATAGACCCAATATCCCAATTAGAAGCATCAATATCATCTAAAGTATTTTTCCAATTAGGATCACCATTTTTAAAATCATTAAAAGAAATACGTAACTTATAATTTTCAGCTTCAGTCAAAATGTTTACAACAGTTTCAAGATTTCGATAAGTCTCTTGAGGAATCTGTCCAGGATTATCTCCAACATTTGCTTTTATAGAATCTAAAAGTGCGTAAGCTTCTTTAACAGTTTCTTCAGACTGAACCAAAGAATTACGAATTCTTTGCGTTTCAGTCACTTCTTTAGCAGCTAAATCCAATTTTTTATTAGCAACATTAACAGTTAAACGCTTATCAACACCCTTTGCGTTTTCATAAGTAAAACCTAATTCTTCTCTCCAAAGATTTGTTTCACGAAAACCAGATTCATTACTTACAATCTGCCCTAAGTTTTCTATAGTATCTTCAAACTGGCTTTTAAGTTGAGTTTGGTTTTCCACAAGAGAAGCACGAGCACTATAGAGAGCTTCT